TGTCCACGCCATCCGGCAAAGGAAGCGGAACGTTGGCGAAGGTGAATGCATCGGGGTGGAATGCAAGCCCGCGGGTGGTGTTGGTATTAGCCGCGCCCTGAACGGTGACTGCGCCGCCGTTCGTGGGCGATGCGGAAGCGTTCTGGAATGGCCCGCTGGTGATGATGCCGTTGCCATCGGGACCGGCAATCTGCAGTGTCGCATTGCCTGAACCATCCGAAGACGCATTGGCTGTCAGCACCCACTGCGCGAGGTCGCCAGTCGAAGTGCGTGATTGCGGGTTGACCGCAAAGCACCCTGCGAAGGTAACAACATCGCCCAGATTGAGCCGAACCGCTGCCGCCGCCGTCCAGCCAGTCGTTGTGATGCTGGAGCCAGTCTGGTTCGCCGCGCTGATCGTCGGCGTTCCGCCTTGCGCTCCCACAACTTGCGGCTGCGTGTTCTGGTCCATGAACCAGTCGAAGCCAAGGGTGTCCATCGACATCATGCCCTTGTCGTACTGGTCGCTGATCTTACGCTGCGGGTTGAACAAGCCAGCCAGCGCGTTGACGATGGTCGCGTTCTGCTTGGTTCCGATGACCACCTTGCGGTCGGCAGTCGGAACAGCCTGATCGCTGAGTTTCTGCCCAGCTTGCAGGTACGTAAGCGCGGAGTTGGGCACCGTTCCCGGCGTTCCTACTTCGTTGAACACGTTCACAAACTGCGACATACCGTCCACATCGATCTGGTTGCCCATGCTGTACATCGCGGGGCGGATGAAGCGCTTGCTGAAGTCATCAATCGACAGCTTCAAATCAGCGGTCGTGACCTGAAACGATCGCTGATACTGCGTTGTGAGCGTCAGCGGAACGCTGGTTTCCGTGAGGTCCTGATAGATGATGCCTTGCCCCGCGGCGGGCACGAATCGCACCGGCTTGCGCAAGTTGAGCACGGAGCCAATCTTCGCTCCAGCCTCGCCAAACTCATCGCTGTATTGCCGGTTGACATGCTTGGTGAAAACTGTTTCGTTGAACAGGACCATCAGGGTTTCCCTGGTGATCATGCCAATCGTAAGAAGCGTATTCAAAGGAGCAGCCTAATTGCCTTTCTGTCAGCGCGAACGGCCTGCCTCGCGAGCTTTCTTGTAATCCATGAAACTCATCTCGCCTAGGGGCGTTGGTGACGATTTTGTGTTCGCAGCGACCGGACTGATCGGTTCCGGCGCGCGCGATTCCGGTTTTTCCTTGCGGGGTTTTGGTTCTGATCCCTTGCGAAGCTCGGCAGAGATGCGTCCCAGAGCGCCTACCTGGTCAATCGGCTCCATGTCCTGGATTTCTTCGGCTAGTTCAGGGTTGCTGGCGAGGTGATACATTACATCCGGCCCATTATCGAGCCGCTGGATGTATACCGCCGCCGCTGGCGCTACTTCCGCCTTTGACGCCTGAAGAACCTCATCGAAATCTTCGTACCGGCCGTGAGCCTCGGATACGCGCTGGTGGTGACTATCGACAACCTGCTTGGCTCGTTCCTGCTCCGCTCGCTGCTGTTCCGCTTGACGCTCCGCGGCAATCCCTTGGCGTACTCCCCAGGCAATCCGCGCGTCGGTGTACGCATCATCCGAATCAAACTGACTGCGGATAGGGCGCTCATCGGCCTTTGGTTGCTGGGTTTGCTGAGCAGGTGGCTGAGTTGTAGAGCCTCGGCGTGCCTGCTCAAGTTCGCTTTCGAGTTGCTTGGTGCGTGCGGTCAGCTTGTCGATGCGGCGCTGGAATCCGCCTTGGCTTCGCTGTTTCCCGCTCGATGGCTCTGGTTCCGAGTCAGTGCCCGCTTTTGCCGCGCCCTTGTCGGTCGCAGCGTCGGATGGTTCCTGTTCCTGAACTTCCGCTGGAGCGGAGTTCTCAGCCGGAATCGCTGTGGTTTTCCCCTCGCGCCGCGCTTTAACAAAGTCGGCAAAAGGGACTGCTGCTGAATCTATGGAAACTTCTGTCGGGGTCGCTTCCGTTTGCTGCTCAGGCATGTCTGCTCCTGGATTTGGTCCCGGTGTACGTAGCGCCGGTACTTAAGCTTGTGCTTCGGGTTGCTGCGGCTGATTCGCTGCGTTGACTGCGGCCATGCCTACTTCATGCGCCTGGTCGGCTTGCTGACCTTGCTGCGCGTTCGCGGCCGCCTGTTGCGCCATGTCCTGCTCGTGCTGCTTCTGAATCTGGTCCATCGCGACTTCGTGCGCGGCGTTGTGCGCGATCTTGTAGGTTTCCAGCTCGTTCTCTGCGAAGGACTGGTTCGCGTCCTTGCTGGCGTTGATCTGCGCAACCGCAAGCTTCGTCATCTCCTGCATCTTGACAATCGCCAGCTTCGACGTTTCCTGCATCTGCGCGATGTCTTTCTTGCCCTGCTGCTCGACTTGCTTGGTCTGGATGATCTGATGGGCCTGATCGAGTAAGCCTGTCGCCTGCTGAAGCTGGCCCTGCGTGCTTGCGAGTTGTGCCTGCAACTGTTGCCCTTGCTTCGCCGGATCGTCGGCAGCCAGAACTTGCGGCGGCAGAATCGCGTGCAACCGCTTCGCAATCTCCTTCGCGTTCGGAATGTCCATTTCCCCAACGATGAGGTCGCCAATGACCTGCATGAGTTGCGGATCGCCCTTCACCAATTCAAGTTGGGTCGCAACCGCTTCCTGACGCTTGGTCTGGTAGCTTGGCCCGACTTCGATGGTGACGTCATACGTGCCTTGGCTGAGGTCGTAAATCTTCTGAATGCTTTGCTGCTCGGCCAAGTCCTGAGCATCGTCGGCCTGATCGGCGCCAAAGTGCGTGACAATGTGCTGACTTGTCCCATCCGGCTTGATGATGCGCTGCACACGCGGCGTGTCGTAATACACCGGAATCCAGTCGATGAGGATTCTGCCGGCGTACCGCATCGAGCGCGTCAGGTTGTCGGAATAGTTGAATGTAGCCTGATCGCCCTGCTGCTGCAGATGGCCGATGGCGATACCCGACTCGTCACCCTTGCGCTGACCGAGCGACGGGTCGTACAGCCCGATAGAAGCTTTCAGGTCCAGTCCCGCCTGCTGAATCATCGCCGCCATCGCCTGAATCGGCGGCTCGGCTTGATTCCGCTTTGGTTCAGGTAGCGGCGTGCCGTTGAGCGAAACGGGCTTGTACTGCAATACCGAGTAATTCTTCGTATTTGCGTTCTTCCACTCGGTTTCGCGCCCTTCGATCTGCCCTTCAGCTGCCACGAACGGAGACTTTGGTGCCAACGCAATCGTTTCTGTCGCGGCGCTCACCATGAAGTTGTATTGCCGCTGCGGACCTTTGGCGTTGCGAATCAGCCCAGCCAGATAATGCTTGCCGTCGACGTGCAGATTTTTGCCCAGCACCGGGATAATCGGGATGCGCTTGCCGGGGATGACTTTATCTTTGTCGATGCGCTCGAAAGCGTTAATCTTGCACCAGATAACCTTCTTTTTGGGCGCTCCTTTGCGCCGTGGCGTCTCCTCGATGCGGAAATACTCCGCTACTCGAACGCCGTCCTTCGTTAGCCAAGCTTCCGGCGTGTTGCCTGTGCCCTGAAAGTCGTCCCATGATCCAGCCAGGTCTGAGTTTGGGTACTGCTCCATGTACTCAGCCTTGGTCATATCCTCGATGATGAAGCACCATGCCTTTTTGGGCGATGGGTCCATGTACACTGAGAACGTATTCTCGATGGGCTTGATGACGATATCCTGATTGCCGCTGTCATCATCGCAATACTCGGTCATCAGCCGGAAATGACCGCGACCGCAACGCACCATGTACTCAAACGATTCATCGTAGGCGAGTTCTGCGTCGCTCTGCACTTCGATGTGCCGGATGATGCCGGTCCACACCTCGGCGGACTCGACATCCGCGCCATTGCCTACGGGATTGACTTTGATGCTGGGCCGTTGCTGGCGCTGATTGTTGCAGACCAGCTGCACCGACTGGCCGGTCTGGTCCATCGTCAGCATCACGCGGCCATCCAGCGCGCGCTGCGACTTGATCATCTCCGGCCACTGCTCACCGATGGAGAATTTCAGGTCTTCGAGGCACTCTTCGCGCGCTTCAGACTCAGCCTCATGGGCGAGTTGCCAGCGCTCCAGCGCAAGTTCGATGAACTCCTTGTCTTTGTTCGGGTCGTTAGGCATCTACAGAAAAGAATCGGGTGGGACGCAACCTGCGAAATCGGTGAGCCAGGGCAATATTGCATCGTTCCATCAGCCTCAGTTGCGCAGCGATCTGCCGACGCAATCTCGTCACGGCATCGCCTCGGTCGTCGTCATCGGCTTCGTGAGTGATGAGACGGTCGATGAGCATTTCATTGCGAATATTGGCAAGATGGAGGGCCGGGATAGTCATTTCAGGCATCCGGGATCACTCCGATAATGTCGGCCTGTCGAACCAAGTGCAGGCTCTCATCTGAGCCTAGCGGCAATTCCATCTCCGCATCCGCTGAAGCGAAGTCGTTCCATTGGCTGCTGAAATACACCGTCTGGCCCACGTGCACATCCATCGGCACGCGCTCGGCGTCGAACCACTTCCACTCGCCCTTCACCTTCCACCAGCCAGCGTCTTCCCACTTGCCGGGACCAACAGCCAGAATCACGCCTTTGTAGCTGCGCGTTTTGGCGCAATCGGGGAGGTAGATGCTGCCGATTCTTTCGATGTCGCCAATTCGTTGGATTAACACGCGATCGCTAAGCGGCTTAATGTTAAAATCTCCCGATGTCTTCTATTCCCAACTGGATGCTTCGCAGGCGCGGATTTCAAATCCCTTGCTCAAAACCAGGACCTAAAGCCAAACCACTCGAAGAGAAGTTTTGGTCCAAAGTCAACAAGACTGAAACATGCTGGCTTTGGACCGGGTACTTAGACAAAAATGGCTACGGCAGCTTTACCTTCGGTAAGCACAATGCCACGAACTGCAAGAAGGCGTACCGAATGGCGTGGGAATTAATCAATGGTCCGACAGAAAAGGGCCTGCATCTTCATCACACCTGTCGCAACAGAAAATGCGTCAATCCTGCCCATTTAGAACCAATGCCTCCCTCGGATCACGCTCGTATATCGGCCACAGAACGAACGAGGCTTTCGGATGGTCGTTGGGCTTAGCCTTGTGGCTGCGGCTGCTGACTTCCGTGTTCAGGTTGCGCGTCGAACTTGTCGATCACTGGCGGTTTCGGTGGTGCCGGCGGTTTCGGCTGCGGCTTGTCGATGCCTTTGCCGCTGACCGTCACCGTGTACGTTTCGCCAGTCAGAAACATCGTCTGGCTGGGAAACTCGATGCTATGGCCGGTGACACTATCCACCAGCGTTACGTGGTGCAATCCCGTCGCATCCTGGCTGTTCTTCGTGCATTGCGTCTTGAATTCCATGCTGTTCTCCTGTCGCCCTAGCGTGCCAGCGACGACAGTTTGATGCCGGGAAACTTCGCTTTGACGGCAGAGCGCACCGTAGACTTCTCGGCCGATGAGCCAAACTGGCTGACACGCGCCAACGCATTGCGGGCGTGACTGGCGTTCTCAATAGGATAGCGTCGACCAGGCAGAGCGAATGCCTTCGTTGGGATGGCCTTGCGCGCTTTCGTGGTCAGTTTAGCCATGATGAGCCTCAGTGTACGACACAAACAGGATCAGGATTCGCGCCCGTGCGGTACAGGTCGCCTGCAGCCAAACCACCTGCGATAGCCGCGGCGTTATTCGCAAACACTGGAATCCCTACAAACTGATATTTTGGTGTGGCTAATTGGGATTGGAAGCTGATCGCTCCGGCCGTGCTGATGAATTCGAGTAACCCATTGCTGTTGAATGATCCCCTATTCGCCGCGATGTTGAATCCGCCGTTGTTGCTAGTTACATCGATGTCGCTATCCGCTTCAACAGCAAGCGTCGCACCTGACTCCAGCGCTTGAATCTCGATGCTTCCAGCCAGAATGGCAATGTCATTTGACTCTGTGGGTCCGCCAGCCAATCCAATACCAAAGCCCGGCGCTCCGATATTCAGCCCTGCGCCAGCCACGTATATCGATTCGGCGATCCCGCCAAACTCTCCACCGTTGTTGTACTGCAATTGCATGTCGCTGCCGCCAGGCGCTCCACCGCCACCTCCAGCCAGCAAATCCGTGATGGCTTCCAGCGTTAAAGACCCTGGCGGTACGCTGAGCGGATCAACTGCCATGTTTCCGCTTTCGCGCTTCGGCCAGCATCTCGGCTAAATGCTTCAACTCAGGATTCACCGCGATAGGTTCCTCGACGGGCGGTTCGATGACCGCCGGTACAACTTTGGGCGCCACTGCGGCTTTCCGCTCAGCAACCACGCCCAGTAGATAATCGCGGAACTTGCTCACCGCGCCAGCTCCGAGAGCTTTACGCCGCCATGCTTCACTTTGGCCGGCAAGCCTTTGCGCTTCGTTGCTGCGAAGTCGTGCAGCTGCTTGTGGCTCATCTTGAGCACGCCGCGATTCTTCGCGCTCACAGCGGATGGATTGTGTTCGGCAATCGCCATGAGGCGTTGCTGTGCTTTCGATTCAGCGGGCATTTAGGGCAAAAACCTCTTCATATCCACAGGCGCTTTCGTTGGGAGTTCCGCGGGGATGCTCTTCTGGGCCTTCGCAGGCTTAGGTAAGCGTTGGCTTCGAACACCAACGGAAGCATCAGTGCCTCGTGCGCTGGCCTCTCCCGTAGCCAGTTCTTCTCCCCGCGGAATGCCTGTCAGCGAACGGAACCAACTGCTGAGCGGAATCAATCCTGCCTGACGCTTGCATTGCGCATATTCTTCATCGGTGAGTATCACGGTTACTCTTGGCATGCGCACTTATTAGCACAATTGCGCACGAATGAGCAACTGTCATCAACTCGCCATCCACCCAAACTCAACTTCGCGCCCGAAGTTGCGCGGCTCCGCCTTGGGCTTGCGCGGAATGTTGATCTGTACGCCAAAACTCATCGCCAGCATGTCTGCGATGTCAGGGCTATCCAAACCACGCGCTTTGAGGTCGTCTTTCTTTTCCAGCTGTATCTGCCCTTTGTTGCTGAAGCCGTATTCGCGTGATTCCAACTGACTTGCAAGCTCAGGGTCGTCTGGAATCTCCGCGCTCTCCAACCACTCGCGCATCAATCCCCAGCACTCGGCAATCTTGTTGAAGTATTTCTGCGGGTCACTCGCTGTTGAGCCGCCATGAAACTCAAACAGCTTGTGGCCATAGCCCCGCGCGCGCAGCTGATCGACTACGCCACCGCCAATCCCATCGCCATCGACTACCACCGCGTCCGGCTGTTCCCTGTCGATGAACTGGATAGTCCGCTCAGCCACTTGCACCGTGTCAAGCCCGCGCAACTTGCTTAGAATGCTTGCCTTGCGTCCCTGGCGCGTACCAATAACCGACTGATCGTCTCCGAATCGTGCGACATCAACGATGAGCAGCTTCGGCAGACCGTCATATCCAGTCGCTTTGTATTTCCTAGCAGCCGCTACAACATCAGAGGAGATAAATTGCGTTGAGCCACTGCGCGGAAACTCGCCACGAACACGAACACGAACGAAGTCGCTATCCTCGCCATAGTCCTGAATCCAACGAGCGATTTCTTCCTTGTTCGTTCCCTCGACGGTGCGGCTATCGATCTGAAACGTCTTCCAGCGATGCTTGAACTTACCAAAACACTCGCGAAACGACCCCGTATTCTGCGTTGGGTTGCCGAAGGCTAGCCAGATAATTACCGTGTTTTCATCGGTTAACGCGCCTTCGCTAACTTCCCACACCGGACTCGCGATTGCGCTGGCCTCATCGTAAATCAGGACAATGAGCTTGCCCTTGTTATGCAGCCCGGCGAACGCTTCGGTATTCTGCTCGCTCCAGGTGAGGAAATCTGTCCGCCAGCTTAACGCATGATCTGGATCGTTGGCTCGGATACTCGTTGCGCGTACATCGAACCAGTGTGCATTGATGCTCTTTTTGAACCACTTGCTGATTTCAGGAACGGTCTTGGCGCTTAACTGGCTGCCCGTGCCGGCGGTTACAACGATCTTCGCATCTTCGCAGACGGACATAGCCCAGTTGCTGACCATGCCCATGAACGCTGACTTGCCGATGCCGTGCCCCGACGCAATTGCTACACGGCAAGGGACATAGCGCGTCGCTGGATTGTTGATGTGGTCGCGCAGATACGCAAATACTTCGCGTTGCCATGCCCGCGGTCCCGTCGAACTGTCGAGGTCGCCTTTGCCCCATGGATAGAAGCGCTCGGCAAAGAGCAGCGGGTCATCTAGAACCTCGCAAACCTCTTCGAGCAGCTCTGCTTCAACGTCAGGTACCGTTGCCATGCTTTGCCTTGCGTAGCGCGCTCAATCGATCTGCCAAGCCTTCAAGTCCTGTGACCTTGAGATTGTCCTGGAACATGCCGAGATGGCGGCCGAGCAATTCCAGCGAGCCGCGCTTATCAGCCAGCTTGAATCTACGACGTAATACCTGGCGCCGTTCACCATCGCCCGTGCCGCCTGTTGCATCTTCGCTAAACTCTTGAATTGCCGCCGCTTGGTCACGCGTGAGAGTTGATAAGTCCAGTTCTGGCCAGCCCTCAGCGTTCACTCGCATGTAGTCCTGCATATTGGCAAATGCGAGACGGTGCAACTCCTCGGCAATACGATCCGCTTTGATGTCCAGCCTGGAAGCACGCGCTGACATCAATTGGTCAATTTGCTTCTTGACCCTAGCGTTCCCTAACAGCCGTGAGCCAGCTACGTCTGCGCCTGCTTGGCTGTAACCTGCTGCGATTGCGGCCCTTGTCGCGTTTAGGTCGATTACGTACTCTCTAGCGAACAATTGCTGTCGAATCGTGCTCTTTTTAGCCATTTCTGAGCTGAATTTACGCTGTTTGTAGCCGAATTGCCATGCCTTCGGCGGTTTCCATAAGTTCGCGTGAGCGCTTTTCGCCAAACTCGAATACGAATGTTCCTGGCAAGTAGCGCTTGAAGGGCTGGATGGGCTGAAACTGGGGCTTTATCGCCGCGAGTTGCGAGAAACTATGGAAGGTTTGTTTGGGCTGGATGTAGGCGAAACGGAAGGAGTCGAGCGCGCGAACTCGGCCTAGCAGCAGGAGTTCATCGCGTTCTGCTGTGCCGATATGGGTGCGATCGCCGTTGTCGTAGAGGAGCAGGAAGCGTTTATTGGCCAATTTTGGGGATGGTACGACTTACAACGAAACTCCGCTGCAAATTTCGAGCGCGTGCAGGGTGCGCGTGCGTCTAAGGCTTTGTAATGCAATCGCTGTAGACCTGTCAAGAAATTATTTTCCCTCGCTCGAATTCGCTCCACCAGCGCGCGTCGGGGTCGAAGTCTGGCTCGCCGGTGCGCACGCAATGCTCTGATCGCCCGATGAATCGCCTAGCGCTACACGTTTCGCACTTCCATCCAGCGATTGTCCAGTCGTAGAGCATTTTCGATTGGCAAAACTCGCATGGCTCGCATTTCGGCGCATGAATCTCGTCCACAACAGGAAATGAATCATTCAAAGTCAGCGTGATTTCAAGCTCGCTTTCAGCGCTTCCATCACATCCACTACCGGTGCCAGCTTCCCAAAGCGAGCGAAACGATTCCCTTTCGACAGGTGAAGATTCGATTTCTCGCGGGATTGCCGATAGTTCTCGCGCTCGATGGCCCGAATTGCCTTCTTCGCTGCCCAAATCGTTTCCAGCGCGGACATAACCGCTGTTTCCGGCCATTCCTTGCGCTTCCGCTGACGCCATAAGTGGTGCCCGGCGCGAATCAGCCACAGTTCCGCTGAAGTCGTCCCGCGATTGTCGTACGTTTTGTCTCTCAAGCGCCCTCCAGTTTAGCGGCGTGACAATCCTGATCGTTGCCCGGCGCAGCGGCCGCCGCATCACAGCCCACCGTACTTTCGCAGAAATTCCTTGGCGTAGCCCTTGAGCACCTGTTCAGTGGTAAAGCGGAATAGCCGATAGCCGAGCGAGGCCGCCATGTTGTACTTTTCCAAGTCTTTAACGTAGCCCGAGCCTCTGGTATGCCGCCCTTGCGCCCAAACCGCCCCTTCTATTTCCACTAGAATCGTGTGCCGCGCAGGATCGTGTGGCCAAATCGCAAAATCGGCTCTCCATCGGCGCCCGCTGCAAAACTTGAACTCAGGCGTATAAGCTTTCACGCCTAATTCGCGCAGATGAATCAACAGCAGCGTCCCCGCATCTGGCTTTGCGCGCTTCATTCGCCGTTTGCCTTGGCCGCGCGCCGCCGAGCTACCAGGGTTTCCGAGGGATACCAAGCAGTACTGCCTTCACCATCGATGTCGATGGAGTATTCCTCTTTCCCATTTTCGTCGCCACCATAATGCTCGAAGTAGCTGTATTCGATGGTCGCCATCTTGCCCGCAGTAAAATGCGCCATTTCGGGAGGTAATTTCTCTACGATGCGGACTCGATCACCCTTTTTAAATCTGCTCATCGTCGCTCCTCATGTCTTCGGGAACTGAAGCTCCAATCCTAATCGTTGCCCGTCGCAGGCTTCATTGGCAGTGCTTCTCGATGAATGCTTTAGCCGTGCCGTCCAACACTTCCTGTGTGGTGAATCGAAAGACTTTAAACGTCATCGCCGCGGCTTCCCGGTATTTCTCGACTTGCCGGCCTTGCGTCCAGACAGCACCCTCAATCTCGATCGCTACGTCACCGAAATGGTCCGTATCCGGTTCAAGCAGATAGTCGAATCGCCATTTGCGCTTCGGGTGGAATTTGTACTCACGCACGAAATTGTCAAAGCCCAGTTCGCGCAAGTGTTTCTCTAAAACCAGGTTAGCCGCCAGCTTAACGTTGATTTTGCATGTGCGCTTCATGCGCCGTTCGCCCTGGCCTCGCGAACTGGCGAGTAATAGCCGCTCCAAAGGATTCTCAATTCCGACGAGCATAGATTTTGGGGGATGGCGTAGGCAAAGATAGGGCGTGGTTCCAGATCCTTCACTTGCTCAACCCACGCAAGGGTTTGGTCCCTTTCCCGCATGAGCTTCTTCAAATCTTGCTCAATCCGCCTCATCCCTTGAATGGCTTCCTCTCTGGCGCTCACTTCCCGCCTCCCTGCGCTGTACTCGCACAAAATGGCCCTACAATGCGGCTCTCACCTAGGAGAGAAATGCCATTTTGTAATAGTTGCGCTCTTCGGCATGCTTCCTTCTGTGACAATTCGCGCACCGAACTTCGCATTTTTCTATCTCCAATTGCAAAGTGCCCTTTGAGCACCTATGGATAAGAACTGAAATCAAATTAACCTTGTTTCCTTGAACATGATCAAATTCTAGAACAATAGGATCACGCTCTCCGCAATCAACACATGGATGCTGGAGAAGATACTCCCAGACAATTCGGGCATTGCGTTCGCTTACCTTGGATTGCGCTTTCTTCGTAAGTTCCTTAAATCTTTGGGGATTACGTGCTTTCCAGTTCTTCCATCCAGGCATTTCTTCTCCAGTACCAAGCTGTACCTTGCGGCTCTCACTTCACAGCCATCAGTGAGCCTCGCGATTCTGAGCCTGTAGGTTCGTTGGCAATACACTTAGGCTTAGGAAGAGGAGTTTCAAAATTCTCCCATGACGCAGGCTCACCGTTCTTGGTATCCGTGTGCCATCCAGTCGGGCAAACCCAAATGTTTGGCGGCGAATAGCTAATTGACGGCATGTGATCGCCGATGTAATCCACATGTGGCTCAGGCGCGTTTTTATCAAGTGGCATCACCATCCTTCGCGGAGCTAGTTGCTCCTGAAATCTCCTGCGCTGTACTCGCGGCGCCCTTCAACTTTCGCTCAATGATGCGGCCCATTTCTCCTCTGAGGTAGTGCGTGTATCCCTCTTCGCCAAGTCGCTTATACTCCGCGATTACAGCCTCAGCAGCGGCAACGTACGTATCCCGCGTCGGCTCTGGCTGCGCTGTACTCGTCTGCCCTAGCGCGGCCCGCACGGCCACAACTTCGTGATACAGCTTCGATTGATCGTCCGGTTCGAAGCCGTTGTAGAGGTAGTTTTCCAGTCGCTCCAGCAGCGGGCGCAACATCGCATCCACAGGTGGCGCGGTGGCCGCGAGCCGATGCCATTCTCTGATCGGCTTGACGATTACGAATCCGCCGCAGTTAATTCCTAGCGCCTCAACGTCGCTCTTGACGATGTGCAGCGAGTCCGCGTAAAACCGATTAGGATCACCAAACTCTGCGCGACTCTTGCCGCGCCAAATCTCAATATCGGTGTTTTGCTTAGCCCCATCGCTCATCGGTACTCCTTCAAGATCGCCAGTTTCGCTGCGTAGCACTCGTCCTGCGTAACGCAATCACAATCGTTGAGCGTGTGGAGATGAAGCCGAGACAACAAATTAGCGTCGGATTCCCGTGGCGGCTGCTCCTCTGCCTGCCCGGCCAGCGCCGCTTCAAATTGCTCGATAA